GATGAATCTTCATTAGCAAACTCTGCGTCAATATCTGTTTCGCAAGTAATTCTGCCGTCTGCTGATGTTAATTCATTCGCAAATGCTTTGATAAAATCCTTTTCTGTGCCGTTTATGCTTACCGTTTTATTTACATAACTCATTAAACCATCTCCTCATATTCCTCATATTCCTCTGCGAGAGGATAAATTATTTCGACCTGATGAGTATTAAGCCATGCTGCAACACTTGCCCTGTCCTCATTGCAAGTCCCTGTCGGCAGGACAATATAAAGTGCCTGCGAGCTGTTTATATATATTTCTGTGTCCGAAACTGCTGTTAAAGCTGTCTGTGTGCTTACAGACAAACGATTACAATACGCATTTGTTGCTCGTGAAGCAATAGCTTTATCGAATGTTGTTTTTGTATAGCCAATAGCGAAATATCCATCTGCAACTCTTGAATCGTCGCTTGGAATTATCGCTGTAATCGGGGTACTGCCGTCAACGATGAAGTGCCCGCACCTGCGTGTTATTGTTACAGTGCCGTTGGTCGCTGTCAGACTATCATAGACAGTGCCATCAGGCAGGCTATAAAGTGTTGTATTATTAATATGTAAGCCTGTGAGGACTGACGGATTATCAAGTGACTTATTACCGACTATGCTCTCTGTTGTCTTGCCGATTAACTCGCTTGGCGTGTTGTAGTAGATTATCGGTAGTGCCCTCGTTTTGATTTTTTGTATAAGATAGCCCGACAGCAATTCTATTGTTCTGTGGTCGCTTTTCCCACTTCCGCTCGGCTTCGAAAGCTTGCCAAACAAACTCTGCTTTTGAGTTATTTGTCCTTTAAGTTTCATCATTGTGCAGCCTCCTTTGCTGTAACAGCAGGCAAAATTACACATTTGCTGCACGGAATAATCATATAAAAGTTGCCGTCTGATGTCTGTAAACCAACATCAAACCTGTATTCGGGACTTGGATTTAGGTCAGAAGTGTCCTCAGGAGCAAAATTTATAACATAAGAATCACCATATAATGCTTCGCTACTAACTTCCTTTTTAACATCATAATCTGTATTTTGCGGATTACGCTTTATACCTAATCTGAGAACCTCTCCGCTTTGTAGCTTGTATATATTACTGTCATCGTCCGTAATAGTAATTGCAATGCTCTGCGTTACTCCCCGTATCAATTTAAGCATTATTCCCACCCCCAATATTTTATGGTTTCACCTGTTGACGTTGTATAAGTCATAGCTTTTATTTCACAGCCATCAACTGTAATCGTTTCATTGTCTAAATCAATTACAATTCTGCCGTTCTTACTCCTCAGCACACCGTTCACCGCACTTGCTGATATTTTGCCGTTAATATCAATAAGTTTTTTATACAAGCCAAGATACCCGTTTTCCGATATTGATAATCCGTCTTTGCCGAGTTTTAATACATTGCTGTCAGAAGTGTTAATATCATCGCTGTTCATTGCAAGCAATTCACAAGGTTTATTGTTTGCTCCTGCTCTAATCTGAACATAGCCACCTTTTGCACCTACAAGGGTTGACGCAGTGTTATATGACGCACAGGCGGCTCTTGTGCTTTCACTCTTTGACGATGTTTTTGCCTGATTTTGTATTTTATTAAGCAATTTTGTTCTTGTTTCACCGATAACAAGTGATAATTTTTTGTCCGCCGCAGAAACTGTCTTTGTTGCTTCTTCAATCTTTGCCGTCCAAGTCTGCCCAGTCACACTGTCTTTAACTGTAATATAGTCGCCAAGATTATATTTTGTACCAAAATCATCTATTGCCCGCACATCTACTTCATAGCTATTGTTAGATATGTTTCCCGACGTTTGGTTCAATGCATAATCTTCAATATCTGCGACTGTATCGACAGATACGTCTATAGCGATTTCTTTCCGTTTTATGCCTGACGGGACATCATAATCACGATATACAACCCTTGTGACATCTGTGCCTGTGGCGTATATTGCATTGACAAGATTTTCGTTTCCTCTCTCATATTCTTCCGAAAATAAATTTCCTCTTTTTCTTGAGAATATCACAGGCTCGTGTACAGACTGCTCTATCGACCTGTCTATACCTCTAAGCATATTAAAAATAAAATTATTACTTTCAAAATCTCCAACGATTTCATAACCTACCATAGCATTCCTGCATAAATCGGAAACAACCTCAGAAAGCGGTTGAAGCCTTGCTAAATAACTATCATTTTCTTTTCCCTGAACTCGTTGACCTACAACAAGCCGAGGCATTTTTCTCTCATTGTCCTCCGTTTCCGTTGCGTTTCGTAACAAATAGTGTACAACACAACTGTCTGTTGTACCTTGCATAGGGTCATAATCATCATAAATACCTCTTATACTCTTAACTCCTACCGTGGTTATACGCATATCAAGAAACCCGTTGAGGTCTGTGCCTGTTACGGTAATACGCTCACCGCTTCTCTTAATATTGCTTACTAGCAGCCAATCGTTGTCAATATACAAGATATTGTCCTCAATTATTTTTTCAATATTTTGCTTTGTAACAGGCAGTACAAGCGTGAAATTACCTGTTCCTACAAACTTCTTTGTATATGTGTACGAAATAATTCTGTCAGTCTGAAATAAAAATTCGTTCTGAAATGTATTCGATTGTGTCGGATATGAAAAAACTTTCAAAAGCAATTACATCACCCCCAACAATATGTTACTGTATTTAATCGTTGCATTAAGATTAGATAGAAGCTCATTTTTCCCGTGTTTTAGGCAAAAATCTTCTATGTCGCAAGTTATATCAATAAAGCGTGATACATCTCTCCCGTCGGGTGTTTTCAGTTTGAAATTCAAAACATCAAGTATAACTTTTCCGCCTCCGAATTTTATCAATCTGATTTCTTTATTCGTAGTTTTATTTGCAAGTGTGAAATTTGCGTTAAAATCCGGAATAGTAATCATAAGTTCTCTGTTATCAATAAACGATGGTGAGTTAACAATTATTGACGTATCTGCGGGCAATTCGATTTCGTTTACTCTTGTACTTTTGAAGTACGGATAATCACAAACTAAGTCAACCGTAAAACGATATATCCAGGGGACCTTGCTGTTATCATACTTCGGACTTTCCTGAGGATAGCAGTTAATTTCATAGTTTCCGAAATCTGTTTCAATCTCAAGAGTACCGTTCGACAACGGGTTGAAGCACTCTGTAATTTCTGATAATATTTGTTTTTCGAACATTCTCATATCATCGGAAGAAAACATAACCGCCAATTCACATATAACCGTCCTGCTACCAAGGGTTTTACTTGTAGTTACCTGTCCCAAACGATTTGGAATTATGTCTGTTGTAAATACACCAGAAATACTTGTTGCGTTAATTTTTTCAAGATAATACGGTGCTTTGTCACCAAATTCAAACATAAGTCCGTTTTCTGAACAGTATTTTATCTTTTTTCGCATTTCATCACTCCTTTGGATATAAAAATTGAACAGTTTATTACCATACTCATGGCATGAAAAAAGCACCCTCAAACGAGAGTGCGTATCAAATACGGATACAAAAACTACTGCAACATCAAAAAATTACATTTTATGATTTTTATTTACTGTAAATCGCATTAAGCAGTTTATCAAGCATTTGCTGATTACTGAGAGCGTTTGAAACAATCTGTATATTCCTTGTATCGGAATTATTATTAACTATATAAGAATTTGTCTTTGCGCCCTCTTTCAGCGAATCGAAATAGTCCGCCGCACTGTTCGCCGCTTTTTGCAAAGCTGTTACCATCGCATCACTGCTGCTCTTGTAGGAATCATATCCATTTTGTAAGCTATCTTTTTTATCAGACGCACGCCTTTGCCACCATATTTCAGATTGTTCATTTAATAAATCCTGCCGTTTACGCTCAAGCTCTCTGCGGCTCAATTCGTCCAATTGTGAATACCGCAGCTGTGCATTAACCTCATTCAGTTCTTTTTGTGAGTCCCTATCTTCATTCAGCCTCTTTCTCGCTTCAATTTCCGCGTCTATTGCGGCGATGGCTTTATCCTTTGCCTTTTCTCTCGCCGCAGTTTCTTCTTCAATCTTTGCGATACGCTTATCAATGAGTTTGTTATATGCCGCTTCGGCAAGCTCGTATTTCTTTATGCGCTCGTCCTCGGCTTTTTGTGCAGCTTTTTCGGCGGCAGAGGTATCACTGCTACTTGATTTACTTGATTTATTTGAATTGTTGCTTTTTTTGCTTGAACCGCCAAAAAAATCTCGATAACTTGTTGTTGCTGTTATTGCTGAACCTATGAATTTATCTACTATACTTTCAGCCGTTTTATATTGCCATGAATTCTTGTTAACACTTCCGTTTTTTAATAAATCCTCGACATCTATCGGTTTAAATTCCCCTGTGTTCATTTCCGTAGGACCCTGGATTTTTGATGCAGTTTCTGTAACCATAGCTTCTTTCGCATCTTGCAAATTTTTAAAATTATGCAAATCAATACCATACTGTTCTTTTGCCTTATTCACAAAATCCGCATTTGCATTTATCAATTCATTATAGAAAGTATTACTTTTTCCGGCTTTTTGAGTGATAACACTTATATATGATGTCAAATCATCTTGATAAGTGTTTTTCATTGATTTAATCAATGTTTTAGCGTCAGTAAGACCGAGCATATACTTATAAACTTCATTCTCCAAATCTGGGTACTTATCTATGATAGTTTGAAGTGTAGAAGCTGTAAGCTTTCCGTTTTCCTTGTACTCCTTTTCTGCATTCGTCACGGCGGTAGTTTTCGATGCCATCTCTGACATTTTGTCGGACAGGGTTTTGACACTCTCGGCAGCGTTATCGGTCTTTGAGGTAAGTTTACTTGTACTGTCCGTCAAGTCATCGGTTTCGCCTGAAAGGTTGCTGTATTCGCCGTACAAGTCCTTTATTACGCCCTCGTATTTGTTTATGGTGCCGGTTACTTCTTTGTATTGCCCGTTGAGGTTTTCCCATGTTTCATATAGCCTTGTCAGCTTACCATAGTCATAGCCTGCATCCTCTGTTATATATCGGTTTTCGCTGTCCTTTAATTCTTCTATTAAAGTTTCACGATTTGCGGATTTCAGAAAGTTACTTCCATTAGTGTTATTGCTATCGTTTATGCTTCGTATAATCTCTTTTGCATAATCCGTGTAAGCCTTTCGAGCTGCCAGTACATCGTCTGAGGTAAGCTCATTATCACGCACGTTATACGCTTCTTTGAGTATATCCTGAGCGTTTTCGAGTTTGATTTTCGCCCTAAGTCTTTCGATATATTCGTCAATATTTTTGCTAATGTCTTGGTATGCTCCGCTTTGGTCTTTCAATGCGCTTGTTGTCGTACCAAGAGATTTAGCTAAATCTGCCGCAACATTGTCAAGTTCTCTCTTCTCTGAGGCGGTCAAATTTACCTTTTTTCTCAGCTCGTCATAGTGTTCCTTTAGCGCTTCAAGCACAGAAATTTCGGTTTCGGAGGACGCTTCTTTATCGTCAGCGGCGGTTTTTGCGTCCTCTATTGCCTGCGTATAGTCCTCTATTTCGGCGGTTGCGTCCTCCGTTGCAGACTTTGAGGCGTTCATCGCAGTTGTTCCCGCAGTGATTGCGCCGACCAAACCTAAAATAACGCTTGCCACGGCGACATACGGGTTAGCGGAAACTGCGGCATTGTTGGCTATTTGCGCTGTGGTTGCCGTCTCGGTAGCCTTTGTTAATAGTTTAAAGCTATTGATTAAAACGGCTATGAAATTTCCCGCTGCAGTCGCCGCCTTAAACGTGATAAAGCCACCCGTCAGCCCCGCAAGTGCAGATGTCACCTCAGGTAAGTGTTCTGACACCCATGAAATGATGTTTTTTATATTAGGAGTTACATCTTCAACAATAGGCTGTAAAATATCTACTTCAAATTGTCTACCAAGAGCCTCAATCTGACTGCCAGCATCATTGTACTGTATATCATTGATTTCCTGCATTGTACCAGCAACATCTTTGTATGTATCATTGACATTATTAAGGGCTTCGATGACTTTCATTGAATTATCTTCACCGAGTGCAGACCAACTGTTAGAAGCTGTCGCAAGTTTATCGGCAAGGTTTGAACTTTCGTTCAAGTCGTTAATCATCGAATCAAAAACATCTTTTTGTGTTGCCTTACCGTTTTTGAAGCTCTCGAAAATTGTCGCTGTCTTGTCCGAGAAGCTGTCAATGTTCTCCGAAAGCCTACCATCGGTAATAGAAATAGCAATTTCTTTAACAACATCGTTTACTTTATCAAGAGTGTATGCACCGCTGTCAACGCCGTTTTGTAGAATTGAGAACATTTCCTCGGCTGAAAATCCCGCCTGCGCCCAAATCTGCGTGTACTCCGCTAAGTTGTCGGTCAGCTCGTGCGACTTGTCAAGCCCGTTCTGCGAGCCTGTGGCGATTAGGTCAAAGGCTTCGTCCGCAGTCGTTCCCATACTTGTCATTAAAGCGTTTACGCCGCGCAGATTTTCCTCAAAGTCAGAGCCGAAAGTATTGCTTAGAGCTATTGCCTTTTCGGTTATGCTTTTGATTTTTTCAGGGTTGCTTTCGTTAATATTTTGTACGACAAGTCCGAGCTTATCCGCAACATCTTGTAAATCATCACCATAACCCGCCTTGTAAATGTCGTACATTTCGTCTTTAAGCTCGCCCACGGCTTCGGCGCTCATGCCTGTTTTTGCCTGCAAGCTGTTCAAAGCTTGCTCTGAAGATACAGCCATTTCCTTGAACTTGTCAATTGCAACATTCAAAGCGTCCGAAACAAGATTCGAAATAGCGCCTTTCAGAACAGTGAAACCCTCGCTTGACTTTCCGAGAGAATCGCCTAAATCCTTTGATTCATCGGTCACGGCTTTCATTTCCGTTTTCAATGTTGCTTGAGTTGCTTTCAAGGTCGCAACTTGGTCTTTGTTCTCTTTAATTTTTTCGGTTGTCTTGGCGTATTGTTCTTTTTGCGCTTCAAGCGTTTTTTGGGTTTCCTTAAGCTCCTGTTTCAGCTTATCATATGCCTGCCGCTGTTCGTCCGTCACATCGGAGGATTCAGACATCGCCTTTTTAAGCTCGTCAAGCTTTTCTTTCTGTTCTTTCTCGGTTTTCTTTGATTCGGACATAGCCTTGTTAAGCTGTGTTTGTTCTTTCTCAAGCTCTTTGATTTCCTTGTTTGTTGCCTTTATTGCGTCTTGATTTTGGATAAAGGACTTGTTGAGTTCAATAAGCTTTGACTTTACCTTTTCGATTCCTTCGGCAAAGGAACTTGTATCCGCTCCGAATTTCGTTGTAAATTCTCTGCCCGCCATGGCTTCACCTGCTTTCTTTAGGGTATGAAAAAAAGCACCCTTTTCAGAGTGCTTTTCTGCAAGTTATTTATTTGTCAAAAAATATTTTTTAATTTATAAATAAATCATAAATATTACAAATATCAAATCTAATTTTGATTAGTTCTATAAACAGAAGCCCTGTTGCAAGAGTATCAACGCCTGCTCTGTGTGCGTTTTCAAAATATATATATCGTTCAGAACATAAAGTTGATAATTTGTAATTTTTAGCATCTTTAATTAATGATTTACTTAATTGAAGTGTGTCATAAAAATTGGTTTTATCATAATTAAGTTTTAATCCACTATTATGCAAAAACATTATATCAAATTCTGCATTATGTGCAACAATAGGTAAATCGCCTATAAAGCTTCTTAAAGATTTTTCAATTTGAGCGAAATATGGAGCATTTTCAACCATGCCATCCGTGATATGGTTAACTCTACTTGCAGAAGCAGAAATAGGATTATGAGGTTTAATCAAAGTTGAAAAAATTTCTACTGGTTCAAAATTTATAAACTTTATAGCAGAAACTTCAATAATCTCATCTCTGTGCGAATTTAATCCTGTTGTTTCAGTATCTATTACTATAAAATTACAAAATTTAGAAAGCTTCGTCTTTTTAGTTATATTTTTAGATTTAAATTCAAAATATGGAATTATTTCCATTTCTGAATTGTCTATTTCAATTTTTGATTTTGGAATGCCTTGTAAAACTGTATCAAACATTTTTGTTTGATATATATGAGAATCGTATTCATTTGGTGCATATCTATAAGACCTGGTTAAATACTGCTCAAGCACTTCTTTATATTCAAATGTATAGTTTTTAGCATTTTCAATTTTCTTAAGCGCCTCGAATGCTTCGCAAATTTCATTTTCTGTTTTTTTAAAAGCATTTTGAATTTGCTCTATAATTTTGGGATGATAAAGTAAAATAACCTTACTTTCTTTTTGTTGCATTAGCTTTTCAAATCGTTCTTTTGCCGATTGCAATTTTGCCTTTCGAGTTTCCAGTGGATTAGAAGAGTCTTTAGCATAAAGACCATCTTCGTCTATCTTATCAATTATGCGTTGCCCGGACGCAATATAATAATCTACACATCTATTACACATACCATTCTTGTCAAGATTAAAAGATATTTTACCGCATTCTGTACATCTAAACATAAAAATACACCCCTTACATATAATTTTATTGACATTATACACCAAGAAATCACAAATGTAAAGAATGTTTTTATATTTTAATAAAAATCATCAATCATCATCAAAAATATTCACCTCAAGCGGAGCTTCCTTTAAGCCCTTGACAATCAAATAATCGTCTATGCGCTTGTAAATTTCGCCGAGTGTGCTTGTCCAAAATTCCGAGTTCGGGCGGCGCAAAACGTCACAATACAAGGCTCTTATTTGCCCGTAATCTGTTTCATGCCGCCCCTCGTCAAAATCCTCGCTTTCAGCTCCGTAAACGGGTTCGGGAAAGCTGGCGGTCAGCGCACGCATAAGCTCAACCTTGACCGCAAGCAGGTCGTCAATTTCAATTTTCCTGCCAAGCTCGTCAAGCGTTGGTTTTATTCCCGCCCAGTCACGATTGATAACGGCTTTTTTGTTTTCGGGCAAATCAACGATTCCCGCCCTCACAAGCTGCAAAATATCCTCTATGCTCCAGTCCTGCGGACGTATCAAGAGCATATCCTCAAGTGGCTTATAGCACTGCTCCAAGCAAAGACGGCTGTTCAGCGAGTACCGAACTCGGTACTCTGCGCCGCCGATGTGAAGCATATAACTTTTACGCTCCAAATCATTCAGCATTTATATTCCTCCTTGCTGGGGTTGTCGCCCCAAACCTTGCCCAAAGGCAGAGCCTTTGGAAACCGCAAGAAAACTTTTGTGTACTTCGTATTCCTTGACGATAGTTTATTCTCCGCTTGACGCAGTGGTTTCTCCGTGATATTCGGCATTTGTGAACCATTTGCTTATCAGCTCGGTGTCTGCTGTCGGGTCAACATCACGGCGAACATATTTGAATACGCCTGTATCGGGGTCGGGAGTATATGTGCCACTGAGGGTCTTTGTACTCCAAGAAATTCCGCTCTTTGTGACCTGCTGTTCCTGCTCCTGCCCAGGTGCAAAAAGTACTCTGACGTACTTTGTAAGCTTGAGCTTGCCGTTATGCTGACGGCTCTGATACGCAACCATTGTATAATTGCATACATCTGTTTTAGACACAATATTTGTGCCGTTCTCGTCTGTTTCGCCGAAGAAAAGCACCCTGTCGGCGGCGGTCAAATCCGTAAGCCCAAGTTCAAGCGTACCGCCCATATTTGCGCTGTAGCTCGCCACAGCTTCTCCATCGCCGTATAAATCATCTGATACGGTGGTTGGGTTGTCCGATACCGTCATAAGCCTTTTGACGAGTGAAACCGCATTGCCGTAAGTAGTGCTTTCCTCGCCCTCGGTTCTTTTCCAAACCGTGAGATTCTCAATATTTGTTACTGTTTTTACGTCATTCTTTGACATAACTTATTCCTCGCTTTCTAATTCTATCGAATAATCATATATTATGTGTCGCTGTTGAGGTTCGTCAGCTCCGAAAGACGGAGTTTGCGAACCAACGTACTGAAAGCCACCCTCAAGCAGAGCTTCACGCACAGCTTTTTCAAGCTGTCGGCATTCCGAAAACTGCATAACATCACAGAAAAAGTGCAGGCTCACGGTATATTTTTGTGTTAAAAAATCCCCGTCACCGTAAAGTGAGGGGGATTCCCACGTTGAATAAACCATATAGAGTGGTGGCTCATCATCTCCGAAGTTCGGCATACCGCAATAAAACGGTATATCAAATTGTGTTAGTATTTCATCGATTAAGCTATAAATCATTGTTAATCTCCCAAGTTGTCAACAATATCATTAAAAGCCTTGTCAACCTTCTCTGAAGCACTTTCAATTTTATTGTCAAAGCCCCTGCGAATGTGCGAAAATTCTTCTATTCTGCCGTTTCGTTCTTTGATTTCTTTTATACCGTCACGAGTTTTTCGTTTGCGGTATATATACCCTCGATTTTTAGATTTACCAGGTCTGCCAAACTCAAAGACTACTCCATAAAGCCATTTTTTTACATCTTCATCGCCTGTATAACCAATCCTATAATATTGTTTTCCTTTGGTGGTTTTTTCAGCTTTACTGTGTATGTATCGGCTTAGATTATGCGACTTCTGGGAGATAATCCGTTTTTGTTCCTGTTCAATCATCTTTGCACCTTTCTCAAGTGCTTCCCCGACATCTGCATTAAGTCTATCGCCGCATTTATCCAAAGCGTTTACAAAGCTGTCAATATCAGGTGGAGTAAGACTAAAAAATTCTCCCATTTTATCACACTCTCGAAACTGTCAGCTTAACAAATAATTCGTTTATTGAGGTTGTCACACTCTCGATTTTGTAACGAATTTCATTAATGCTGATATGTGTATAATTTCTTGAATATTCTGAACGATATAGATGTACTGATAAATCAGCCTTAATTCCTATGCTTTCAGCCTTTGTTTTAGTTGTCATACTTGGCAAACTTACACAGCCCCATACTGTGCGACTATTGACAGTTTTTGGTTCAGGATTACTGCCATAGCCTTGCTTGCGTTCTTCAAGTGTTACTCTATCCTTAAACACTATCGCTTGCATATTTTTTCACCTCGCAAAAAAATTTTTACAAAAAATTTTTACAGTGCATATGGAGAATATTCTCAACAGCAGGATTCGGCTTATCATTGCCTGAACCGCTGAACCTAAACAAAAAATAATCGTTAGCCAACATCATAATAGCCAACGATACATCTTCAAATTCTTCAAGTTCTTCCAAAGTACAGCCAGTAAATCCAACTGCATACGCCTTAGCAGAAGCAAGACAAGCGGTTAAAATTTCGTTGCTGTCATTACTGCTTATTCCGCAGTATTCTTTTACACTGTCAATCGTAATTTCGCTTATTTTCACGCTTCATCATCCCTTATCCCTTAAGGACCTAATGTTCCTTTGCAGACAAGCTTTGCAATCTTCTGAGCGTTCTCAATCTTTGCATCCATCTCAAGCCAACAATCAATACCGATTGCGTGTTGTGTACTGAACTTTTCTGTATAAACATTAAACTGTGAATTTTCAGAAATCTTAACTGCAAGTCCGCTCATATCGCCGTAGAAAATTGCCGTCTTGCCCGCAGCCATATCAGGCATATTGTCAGATATATAAACAGGCTTACCAAGAAGTGTGTATCTTGCGGGAGCGGTAAAGTCACGCTGCAAGAGAAAATTGCCGTCACCATCTTTTAATTTGCGGATTTTTGTGCGTGTACTCTTTGCCATAATCCAAACTGCACCATTTTGATAAACATCTGGTATGCTTTCTTGCAAATCGATAAGTTCATCGGCGGTAATAGCTGTGGCAGAAGCAGCCGTAACAGACTGGGTAACACCGCTCAAGCCCTCAATTTTTCCTGTTGTACCATTAAGGAGCTGATTTTCAATCCATTGTGAAATATTGACTGCCATATGCTGAATTGTGTAGGAAACTACATCAAATTTAGCGTTATTGATAAGCGATTTTGAGATTTTACAAAGAGTAGCCGCAAGAAATCCTGTCAATGAGATTGACTTAAAACTTGCCGAAGTGCTTTCAAGCTCTGTAAATTCAGTCGCATAGGCCATTTTATTGTCGCTTGTAGCTGTGTCGATATACGGAATTGTAAGGGTACCACCCATTGTGTACTTTGTTGCAAGTTCAAAAATTGGGCAAATTTCCTTTACCTTGTCGATAATCTTATTTGCAATAGTTGTCGGGATAATAGCTCCATTCGCACCGAATGTAAGGTTCGTGTCGGCACGGGTTTCAAGAGCTTTCGGATTGCGTATATAGCTTTCAAAGGCTCTTATTTCCGCTTCTTCAGTAGTTTCTTTTTGTTTCTTGCCGTCGTACTCGTTGATTTCGCATTCTCTTGTTTCCTGTGCTGCCGAAATTGTTGCATTAAGCCTTGTGATTTCAGACTTAATTTCATTGTAGCGGTTAAGTTCTGTTTCCTCAAACGCTCTGTTCTCTGTCTTTGCCTTGCTGATGAGAGTGTCTGCCTCATCAAGCAAAGCATTTTTCTTTTCGATTAGTGCTTTCATAATAAATTTACCTCTCTTTCAAAATTTCAATTTCTTTTTCATATACTTCAAAACTTATTTTAGGCGGTTCTCGGCTGTCAACTGTCTTAATTTCTTCAGCAATTCCTCTTGTTTCAAAAACATTTGATTCCTCGCCCCGAACCTCGACCGAAGTGCCAAAATATGCGGGTGTTTTATCGAGGATTGAAACCTCTTTCAAGTCAATATCTTCAAGCGTTCGCCTGTCAATCTCGCCCTCTTTGTCCCAGCTTTCACCCTCTGCGACAAAGCCGAACGACCAGCCCCGCAATTCGTTCCGCTGTGCCTTTTCGATAACCTCAGTATCGTTTATAACCGCTCTCGCATAAAGACCGATATTGTCCTCATAAAGTTCAAGGTTGCTTGTTGTATCTCCCAGCTTGCGACTGTGATTAAATCGAAGTTCTATTGGTGTACCTCGCTTAATTGCTCTGTCAAAAGTTCCTGCCTTAACCCTTTCAACAAAAGAACGAACCGCCGTTGCACCCTTACCTTTCGGCATGATTCTGCTATCACGCTCGACAGCATTCACATAGCCACTTATTACAGCTTCATTACTGCTTCTGATTTCAATTTGCAATGCTCTCACCTCACTTTTGGGCATAAAATAAAGCAGTTTTAAGCCATACTCAGGGCATAGAAAAAGCACTCTTTTTTAGAGTGCTTAGTTTATCTTAATAAACCTCTCTTCGATAAATTCTCGAAAATCCATTGTTTCACCTCATTTCGGGCATAGAAAAACCGCTCTCGAGGGAGCGGTTAGGTTTAATCAAGTATCGGCGGTGGAAGTTCACCGTTTTGCCACCTTTTGCGGTATTCATTTTGGCTTAATTTGTTATTTCCCCCCGTATAATCAGGTTGTTCATATTGGAGTGGGTCGTCAAACCAACCACAGACTTGACACATCTCATAAGTGTTAGGTTCCGGAAAGCGATATTTTCCGCAGATAGGGCATAAATCGCTTCTATTATCTCTGTCATTCATCAGTTTCAATTCCTTCTTTTTTTTAATTCTTTATCATAATATTTTTTGCCGAAATCTGGTTTAAACATTGTGTAAACACCTCTGTGGAGCGGTCTGGTTTATTCCTCATCTTCGTCATCTTCGTCATCGTCCGTAAGTATCAATTCAGGCGGGTTGTCTAAATCTATGCCGTGAATATACGTTGTCGACCATTCTAATATGTCAGAAGTAGTTGCACTTGGATTACTCTTGATGAAATCTTTAATTTCATCGATTTTCTCGGGATAATCTCTTGCATCAAGCATAATGCTATGGACAAAGTCGGAATAAGTATCGCTGACATTTTCCAAAAGCTTCTTTAATTCTTCCATATCAATTTTTTTCCTTTCTTTCGGTAAATTCATAATCATCAAATCCGTAATTTTTAAATCTGTAAGTATAATACTTGTCTTTCCACAAGGTTGTATGTGCACAAGTTCTTTTCCCCTCATACTTGCTGTAATAATATGTGTTTATCTCGCTTACCACTTTTCTGTATTCCTTTTTTGAAAGCTTGACAGTACCTTTGCCTTTCCTACTCTTTGTACTGCCTTCATGCTCTATTATACCATTTTTTGAGGATTTATCAATACTTTTTTCTTGATTATTCTTACTTTGTTTATTTTTCTGCTTTTCAGACTTATGTGCCGAGCGTGGCTTTTTCCCTTTACCGAACTGTCCGTTGCTCTCTCGCCTTTGACCCTCCCAGCGTTCTTCCGTTTCAAACAAATCCCCATCTTTCATACTTTCTCCAAACATCGTTGTTTGGTTTGTGTTCGGAGTATAAATCGTGTTTGTTTTCGGGTCAAGCAGGACATCTTGCAAGCCTAAACGAATGAAATTAAATCCAAGTGGCTTCAAATCCTCCTTATATCTAACCTCATCAGTTTGTAAGAAATTATTTGCTAAACCTATTTGATATGCCTGATAGCGTTTAAGTATATCTCCCTTGAGAAGTTCCGTTGTATCAAAAGCAAAATAGTGTCTGTGCCTTTCGCTTTCTAAAAGCAAACCCTGATTCAAAGCTGTTTCAAAAGCCCTTATAACGGGCATTACAGCCGTTTTAATCGCCGCCGTGTACGCTTCGTCGTTCGCTGCGCCCGACACCACAGAGGGCGATAGATTAAAAATCTCGCACACATAGTCGTTATTTGACTTCTTGTTTTCGTTTAACTGCATTTCAACAGAGGTATTTGAAGATTCCTTGAAGTCTATGCCGTCATTCAGCACCATCATATTGTTCCCGTTGTTGCTGTAAAGCTTCTCCCAAGCCTTTGTCAGGCTTTTCATAGATTCTTTATCCATTTTTCGAGCAGATTTAAGAAAACCTTTTTTATTGCCGCCATTGGCGACAAGGTGTTTTTCAAAAATCATAGAACGATAAATTACTGTCAGAAGCTCATTAGCCTCCTCAATAATTCCCACACCCGTTACACCGTCATTAGATTCTCGCAAAACTTTTATAATTTCATCATCACGAAACTTTTTATCATAAACAACAAAATCGGCTTTCTTGAAAATAGGGTCAGCATTTTTTATAACACTAACCATATTATTTTTTATGTATCTCAGAGAAACAAATTTATTTCGTTTGCGTTCAGGATAAATATAACCGGCTCCGAAAAGCAAAAAATCCCTTACAACTGCGTGTTTAAGCTGGTAAACATCGAGCAAGTCGCCTGTTGCGTCATTCAGAAGCTTTATTCTGTCATCGTCCTTTAATTCTTTTGTTTCCTCGCCGTCCTCTTGGTAAAGTTTAATCGGCAATTCTGCAACTTTATTTGCGATAAAACCAATACAAGCCGCCAAAGACGGAATATTCATTGCTTTATCCTCAGATATTCTTTCAGTGCCAAGCAAAGCTGCCCGCAGAGTATCGGATAATGACGCTTCTTCTAATGCTCGTTTTTCTCGTATTTTTTGAAATATTCCCAACTCTATCACCTCCGTTTATAAAATTAAAATTGCACTACCCAATCGCCGCCGCTCAGAACTTCAAACTCATTCAAAAGGTGAACTGCATTTATCAAAGCGACCACCATATCCACTTTACCGCTGGACTTCTTTTTATTTACATACTTGTTCTTGTTCGTGTCCTCAACGCATCTTGCATTTTGAAAATTGATTTCAAGGAGTTTATTTTCCTCGTACTGAAACTGCCCATCAAGGATTTTTTCCTGCAAAAGCTTTGTCGCAGGGTGAAGAATATATGATGTTTGTCTATTCTCAACGGTTAAATACTTTTCGTCCCACTTCTGCACAGATGACATAGCATTAAAGCGGTCGTATCCAATTCCGCAAACCTCAACATCATATTCCTTTTCAATACTAAAAACATATTGTTCTATGACTGCGTAATCGACCACATTATCGCCGCAGGCTATGCACTTTCCCGCTTCGATAAACTCCCGATAGTCAATCTTTTCCATACGATTCTTTGCTTCAATGCGCCCCTCGGGAACGAATGCCACGACATCGGCAAGAATATTTCCGTAATCATCTAACGATACCATTGCGACAGCGCAGTTGTCTGTGGTCTGTGCAAGGTCAACACCCAAATACACCCGCCGTCCGCTCCAGTCAATCTTATCGACCTTACATTTTTGTACATCTGCCACAGGAATATATGTTTCTGTTCCGATTCCTTGGTAGATGATATTGCAGTGCTTCGTGAGGAAGTTTTCACGCTTCAGGGGGCTTTCTATTGCCGCTGTCCGTTTTTTCTTGAGGTCGTCCATAATCTCAGGTACAACCAAAGCAAGCGGATTTCCGTGCATTAGAATTTTATCATCTGTTTCCCATTCTTTCGGATTATCGGGTTCATATAAAAGGGCAAATACTGTTTCATCTTCAATTATTCCGTCAAAAATTTTCTTTGCATAAGAAACTTCATCTTCAAACGGATTATTGATCGTCGGATACTTTGTACTGATGATACAGCCCAGTTTATTCAAAATTGTAAGCTGACCGCTTCGCATAGCTTCGATAGGATAGTTGCTTGTCATTGCCCCAACCTCGTCCGCAAGGAAAACGTTCGGCAGTCTTCCGTCAAGTCGTGATGTAGAAAAGTTGAGCGGGATATAGTCGTTCTGATTTATCAAGCAAAGTATATCATCTCTGCGAATCTTAAACTTTCCATCAAGTGCGGGACTGCTTTGAATAATCTCTCTGATTGCTGTTTGAACTTCTCTTGACAAAGAACCGTCAGGAGCAACAGAATAAAATTTTGAAAATTTCGGCTCGGTAAAAAACAGAATTATAAAAATAACAGCCACAAGGAAGGTTTTACCGTTCTTTCGGCAAATTTCCAAGATAGCTGTTTCGTATCGTCTATGTTTTTTATCTTTTTTGTAAACTGTACAAAGCACTGCAACAATCAAGAAAAACTGAAACTCTGCCAATGCTTCGTGTACCGTTTTCCCTGCTTTCAATCCTCTCGGCATTATAAGCAGTTTTAGAATACTGTCAATCAATTCAACCGTTTCCGAATTAACACAATACTTTTCTGATTTATTATCGGCGGTATCAAGAAAAATACTGCATTGCTTTTTAACATATCTCGGAGCGATAATTTCTCCCCAACAAACTTTTTGAGCATATAAATAGCTTTGATGTTTTTGAATTTTCACGAACTGTCAGCTCGCTTTAATATTTGCAAAAGCGGGTCGGAATTTTCTTTGGATTTCTGCAAATTCAGACTTCCGATTTTCGCTCTTGCCTGCGGTGACAAGCAAAGCTCGTTACAACAACGGAAAAATTCCTGTGTGTAGGCTTTTCTTGCAGAAACAGTATCTTTATCAATAATCAATCCTGAATCAAAATTAATTATTTCATCAATAGACTTTAGCCTGTCAATGGCTATCGCTGTTTGAGAGAGGATATATACATCAAGTTGCCCCAATATATCGGCGCCTTCGCTATCAAGCACACTTTTTATGTATTCAAAAATATCACGCTGACTTTCTGTAAGGTAAGACGGTGGCTCTAACCGGGAGTTTCCTTTCAAACGATTTTCCGTTTCTTCACGGAGCTGTATATCCTTTTTTGTATTGTGTCGGGTCTGGGTTTTTACTGATTTTGCAGGTCGTGCCATTTAAGACGCCTCCTTTCGGGCATAAAAATTGCACCCGTAAAGGGTGCGTATGTTAATACTAATTGCATAAAATAAACATTTTCCGCTATAATGCTTTTGCTCAATCAAATAGACGAAAATAACGGAGAAAATTTTGTTGCACAATACTGATTCCACGAAATACGAAGCTTCGGCTGCGGTCGGAGCTTCTATTTATTTTCACCGTCAAAAACAAGTGCTATTATTTGCTGTCTGAATTGTTGCTCACACAGATGGAGAACAGCTTGTATAACATCATAGCGGCAAGCTTCTGCCGGCAACTCATCACTTATCGCTTTTAAATCCGCTTTAACAGCTTTGTCTGTAATATCCTACGATACTTTAAGCACATAATCAAATTTTAACATTTTTATCTCCTCGTTTCTTCAAGCATATCGTTGAATAGCTCATTGGCGGTTTCGTAATCGTCTGCGAAGTATGAATCGCCATCTTCTGAAACGTGATTTTTGAAATCTTGCATATTCTCCGAATATTCCATTGCTATAATGCCGTCCTCGGAATCTCTGTCACTCATCGAAAATACATCCATAAGCAAGCCGTCATCAAGTGTGAAAACTGTTACTTCGTCAATCACTTCAAAGGGATAGAATATTTTGAATTTGCCGATTATAAGCTCTTTAAGCTCGTTTCGGCGTTCATTTGCATTTTTATTCTTTTGGCTTTCCGTCCATTTCATATCTGTGAACCCCCAATTTCCCATTAGCTATTTTCCAGTATTCGTCTCCGTGATGACTTCCCTTTGCCGGGTGATATTGAAAATAACCGTCGCCGCCGAATATCACCCTATAGCCTCCGCCTTCTTCAAATGGAATGCCTTTCAAGCTTGATTTACTCCCTAAAGATTTCACTTCATGCCCAAGCTCTTCAAGCATTGACTTCATGCTTTTAGGCGTATAAGCCGCCAAACCCTCGTGATTATCAATCATCGCAGAAACAATATCGTCCGATGTTCCTTTAGTGGCAAACGCATTTTTAATCGCTTCTGCTTTCTCTTTTATTTTAACATCTTTGTCGGATTTTTCAACACTTTCTTCGGAGCTGCCGGAAACTCCCGCCGTTCCTCCCGAGCCTTTTCCGCTCGGTCTGCTTCCCTCGAACCTGCCTGTTTTCGGGTCTTGAATATAATTATTGTCACGCTTTTCGGTCAGACCCAAGCGAAGCCTTAAAAGTTCTATTTCAAGCTCACAAAAGTACAACCTCAATTCAAGCGGCATTTCAGACATATTCGAGCCTTCTTTCAATCAAAAATCATATTTTGCTATAAAACCCTCTGCGCTTCGTTCTGAGCGTTTGCACTTTTTGGACGTGTAATTACTCTATCTTGGCTATAAAATGCCGTACAGCTTAATTCTGAATGTCTGAGGGCTATTTGACATAAAACTTCAAAATTTCATTTTGGGAAATGATTGTATTCTTGAGGGTGTCCGTAGGTGTCGGTAAAGACTTTTATACATCAGTCAACGGGCGGGGGGAGCAGTCCCCGCAAGACCTCGGCAGGAATTTCTCCGCTTTCCGCCATCTCGTGATGCAGAGAGCACAGCGTAATCAAGTTGTCATCGTCAAGCCGTTTATTGAAATCGACTGCAAGCGGGATAATATGATGTACCGAAAGTCCTACTGTGTTCAGTCTTTTTGTTGTCCCATTCAAGCCGTTTAAGCAAGCCAAGCATAGGTAGTTGTCACGCTGCTTAATGCTTTCACGCTTGTTTTGCCACAGTTTTGAGTTTCGGAAGTGATATATATCACCGTTTTCGTCTGTGATTTTGTGATTGTAGTATTTATATTTTTGTTTGAAATATTTTCGTTTGGGCTTATGCGGGCAGACTGCATTAAAATCGTGCAGCCGTCCGCAGTATTTACAAGATTTAAGCATGGGTTACTCTCCCTTCCACCACAAAAGCCGCCCCATTTGGAACGGCTTTTGCACAAATTTATTCAGGAGGTACAAAATGTACTCGTACTTGGGTCGGATAACGCTCCGACGGGCGGTATCGTATGTCAAAAAGAAAGAAGTACGCAAGTTGTTGGCGGTGGAGTGCTTAGCATAGTAGCTGCACACTCTCTCCCGCCCTCATCTCACAATATCATTTTAACACTCTTGTTTGTTTCATTCAATATCATTTGTTGCATTTAGTATCATCTTTTCAAAAACATCAAGTGCATATCCGTGCATTCGTGTTGTCTGTGTTTTGCTGTAATGTATAATCTCTGCTATTTGTTCAAAAGTCTTATTGTTTATATAGTAGTTGATAAGTATACTCTTAAACCTGTTGTCTTGCAACTGATTTATTTTTTCTCTTACTTCAGCTTTTAAATCAACAAGTCTATCTACTTCTTCATCAATTTTTGTTTTTAAATCTATGATTTTATCAATAGTCTTCTGCTGACCATCTACACAAGAACTTTTTACTTTTTCGCCAGGTTGTACAGATTTCAATGCACACATCTGTTCATCAAGCTGTGATTTCTCGATTAGCTTTGTGTCAATAAAACTATTAAGATTTTTTACTTGCATTAAGTATTCTTGAGCCGTCACATCATCACCTCTTTCTGCGTTTAGAATTAAGCTCTTTAGCTCTCGCCTCACGCTCATCATAATCTTCATTTGCAAAGTCTATGCCGATGTGCTCAGATAAAAGCCTGTCGAGATTAATCCAGTATGTTTCGTCAACATCTTTCATTTCATTGTTGCAAAAATTAATTATTTGGGATATACGCTTAGCACCAAAGCCGTACTGCACATGAAGTGCATAACATACAAGCTTTAAGATTCTACGCATATATGCTTGCTCAGATTGCTTAGCTATTTCCTCTGCAATCTTGATTTCTCTGTTTGTAACAACCCGTGCTTTCATTCTGATACCTCCATTTACCAATTAACCAATTTATCAATTTGTTCTTTTTGCTCATCTGATGTAAGTTTTGTCACGATTTATCGCTTTACCTCTGAATAATATTTCTCTCATTGTATACTCTCCTTGAATCCGTGCTCTTTGAGCCAAACCTTAGCTTTCGCTTTAACCTCTGGCGGTGCGTCTTCTATATTGCATATAGCCTTGAAGACCATTGCCCAGAAAACTGTTTCGCTCTTGGGCGGTGTAAGTCCTGTATATTTCTTCATAAACTTTCGGATTTTTTTTTTCATCAAGACTAAATAGTGCCTCATTGCGTACCTTCACAAATTCCTTTATTCTTTCCTCTGTTTTTTTATCAAAGTCCATTTTAATCTCCTCTTCTGTATTCACAAACCAATCCTCCGCTGACACGCTCGCTGAATTTACACTTTCGGCAGCAACACACGCATATATGCTCGCCGTAATGATTTTTTACAGACTGATGCGGACACTTACGGACGGATATTTCATCATACTTAAAACCGCATTTATCACACATCAAATAACTTCTCATTCAGATAGTCCTCAATAAGCTCAACGGCGTTTTTCCAGCCATAGCATACTTTGCAATAATAGCTCTCATTTTTAAGCTCACAAAGCCACCAGTCTTGATAGTCGCTTGTTCTGCCTGTTTCGGTTTTCATTTCGATAAATAAGCCGTGATACTTACCCTTAGCAACTGGCAGAAATAAGTCTGGTACTCCTCGCTTTACGCCCTGTTGCTTGAGGTGCTTAGCTTCTATCGGGTCACGCCTGCCACCGTTCGGAATATGAAATAACAGCTTTAATTCAGGATATTTCTTTCTGATGATTGGCTGTTGCGACCACTTGATAACATTGCTTTGGTGCTGTGTTTCAGTCATTTTCTGCCTCCATATATTCTGTTCAGGATAAGACTTGCCTGTATTCTTGTAAGCTTTGTGCAGTCAAAGTTCTTGAATTTTCTTGATATAACTCTTTTCTGAGCTTCTGTCGCTGGCTTATCTCCCCAGTTTTTGACTGCATTTAAATCCCATATGGCACGATTCTTTGAATAACTTTTATTGAGCGTTTCAAAGATATTATCAATAACCTCTTGCATCGGGACCCCATAAACATTTCCAAGTTCGTCCTGACAAGGTATAACGAATTTTCTATCTGGTAAGCTTAGAGTTAGAGAGCCGTCAGGCATTTTGAACCAGTTGACATTGTGCAGATTGTATGACTGTTCTTTAGCCCAGAGGTCAACTATTTCCGTATTCTTAATCCAGGATTGCGGAGTATCGGAAGCCTTGACTATCTTTTCAGGCAAGTCAAAAAGCTCACCCTCTAAGCTGCCGAGCTTGCTTTTAGGGATATTTTTAAGGTCTATTCCTAATAGGCTCGGTGCTGTACAAAGATTAGCTTTGCCCGTCACACCAACGCAGTCGATGAGATTAAGCTTTTCCTTTTCAGGGTGAAGTCTTAACCCTCTGCCGACCATCTGAGCATATAAGCTGTCTGATTTTGTGGGTCTTGCAATGATAACCGTTTCGACAAGTGGAATATCCGTTCCCTCGGTGAAAACCATACAATTAACCAAGCAAGGAATTTTACGCTCCGAAAACTGTTTGATAATCTCTGCACGATTTTCCGTCTTGCCTGTAACAGCAACTGCATTAGGAATCTTAGACGCTATTTCTTCGGCGTGTCTGACCGATACGGCAAATATCAGCGTTGCACCCTTGGCGTATTTGCGGTAAGCCTCTGCAATAGCGTCCGAGGTGTCCGCCATAGCCTCGTCAAGCTCACCCGGAGCATAATCTCCGCACCTTGTTGAAACATTTGTCAAATCATAACCTATATCAACTCTGCGGCAAAATATATCTGAAAGATAGCCATTCTTTATGCCCCATTTTAAATCACGCTTGAAGATAATCTCGCTGAACGAATCATTAAGTCTTGCACCGTCAGCACGATTTGGTGTAGCCGTAAAGCCTATCAGAAGTCTTGGCTTGAAGTAATCGAATATCTTTTTGTATGTATTAGCGGCGGCGTGATGAGCTTCATCGCAGATAATCATATCAAAATCACTTGGTTTGAATCTTTCAAGGCGTCTTGCAAGGCTCTGAACAGAGGCACTCACAACCTCCTCACCGTTGCTGTGATACTTGCCCTGCTCTATACCAAAAGAGCAGTTAAAGTATTTCTTAGGCTGATTTACAAGCTCCTCTCTATGAGATAACAGAAGCGTTCTTCCCTTTCGGGGGATATTCGCAAAGGTTACGGTCTTGCCTAAGCCCGTTGCCATCTGAACTAAATATCTTCCATTTATTTTTTTATTGATTATATCAATACATTCTTTTTGATAATCTCTTAAAATCATTTTAACCTCCTTAATGTCGGATATGTCGGCATATGTCGGACAGTGTACCGACACAAAAAAATCAGTATTTATGCGGTCTTACGGGGTAGTGTCGGACTGTCGGACATAAAATGAAGATTTCTATAATAAGAGAAAATATATACATAAGATTTAAGTATGTATATATTCTCATACATAGAGGGTGTATTTCCCGTCCGACCTGTCCGACAGTCCGACACCCTACTATTTATGCGGTTTTGCGGGATAGTGCTTGTCCGACACAAGTCCGTCATTTTATAAAAATATCGTCTTTTTCCTCTATTTCTGTCGGTAAAATCAAAAATACGCACTCCGTAGGAACTCCCCTTATACGCTTGCGTTGAGTATTTCCTCTCTTGGTTCGGCTCGTTTCAATGAGGTTATGCTCTTTGAGATAGCTCAACAGAGCCGAGGAGTTATAGCCTGCGTCCTCAGCAGCCTTGCGGAAAGCAGAAGCAATTACATACACTCTCTTATCATCAAGAACACCGTAAATATCACCGCTTTCCTTATCGTTGTAGTTGCAGTTTGCGTTTATAAAGCGGTTAGCATTGATAGACACCCAGTCACACATATATTTATAGCCACGCTCACCGAGAGAAACCTCGGATTTTGAGGCAAGGTATTTTGAAATATCCTTAGTAGTAAGGTAATTTCCGTCCTTGAAAATCCAATCTGTGGCGAATTTATCCGCCGTCACGAGCAGAGCCGCCGCCATTGCCTGCTTTTCTGTTGTATCATTCGAGCAAAGTTCCTTATAAACTGTTGAAAAATAATCCCTGACGCTCTGTGTTACTTCGCCCTCATAGAGCCTTTTCACAAATTCCTTGCCGGCAAAGCCGTAGTTATTTTTAATAACAGCGGTTGTATGCTGGCCGTCCTCGATAACCTTCTCAGTAGACTTGCACTCTATGTCGATAACTCTGTTATAAGCGCCTGCACCTGAACAAGCTGAAATCAAGGGTGTTTCGCCTGTTGTAAGAATAGCGTTAGACCAAGTTGGAGTTGCGTCTATGCCACCATACTTATTGCCTCGGCTTCTGCCGACACCCTCCGAAAGCTGATATACATTAAAGCCATTTTTGGAATTATCAAGCTGTAATTCATCAATCATAAGTGGCAGCTGATTCAGGAAAGCCGCCAAACGCTCTTGTCCGACCTGCGTTGAATTAAAAGTCTGTATGTAAGTTCCGAGATTCGGGTCAGCCCAAACCGAAGCCGCCACCATAAGAGCAACGGTCTTACCTGTACCGCTTCCCCCGCTCCAAAGGTGCGTAAAGAATACCTGTGCATTGCAAATCTTAATCAACGGACTTGCAAAAGCCGCCGCAATGGTGATTTTAGCAACAGTATTATATCTGCGTACACTGCGAGCCTCATCAAGCCATTTATCGAAATCACCGACAGGCTTTATCGCATTGAAGATTGTTTTATAGTTCAAATCGCCGTCAAAAACAAGGTTATCAACATAAGGGATAAAGCCTTCATCATTGATATAGCCCATTCGTGAAAAGCTGTTTTTAGCAGGAATAAGCTCATAGTTGAGATTCTCGGTTTCGGAAAGATATTTCACAAGATACTTTGCATTTTCGCTTGTTACAGAAATGCCGTAATCGGCTAAATCTATAATCTTAGAGGCGTTGGCAACTATCCTCTTTTCAACGATAATCTCACGCCACCTCTTACCCTTAGAAAAGGCTATTTTCAACTTTTCTAAGCCAGTATCAATGTTTATGAGCCTTTCAACAGGCATAATCGGGTGACAGCAGGCAACTATCGTTTCTTCAGCTGTGCTTCTGCGTATGCTATTATCATCGGCTTCCCATTCGCCAGTAAAAAGCTCCAATGGCTGATTATCGAAATTGCTGTAATTCGCCGTAGAACTTCTTATACCTTTCATTTCGACCAGATAATCTTTATAGAGCGACTTGAAGTTTCTTATCTTGAAATTCTCATTCAGATACCTTGACATCTTTTCAAGCATTTTGCTTTCTGTAAATTTGCTGTCGTGAAATTGATATACCCATTCGAAAGCCGCTGTTGTTTCCATTACTTCCTCAAAAGATTCAAACTCAGGCATAACAATTAAATTTCCGCTTACTTCGTCTATCACATTTTCACCTCCAATGGTTCTCGCTGAACCAATAATCTAAATATTCAAGCCTTGCCTGAGCCTTTGCAGTCTCGATAAAATCCTTAGAATTTTTCACGACCTTACGCAATTTCTTGAATTCCTCGCATTTAAGCATATATTCTTGCCTTAATGTTTGAAGTTCCTGCTCCTCTTTGAGCTTTTTCAGAGCATATTCTCTCTCGGCTTTTTTGTCATATGCAGTATCTGTTTTCAAGCCAAGAAAGAAATCATTGCTCAGCTTAACTACTGCCTGCGGTGCGGAAATCCTGAATAAAAGAGATACAAATTTTATGACATCTCCTCCAGCTCCACACCCAAAGCAATAGAATGACTTATCATATATCTTCATGCTTGCGGTCTTTTCTGAATGAAAAGGGCAGGATATAAAGCCCGAACGATTCAGCTCAAAGCCATATCGTCCGATAACGCTCGGCATTGATACTTGCTGTTTTACAAGCTCATATTTATTCAAACTCACACATCACCTTTCTTTTAAAAAATGCCTTACACTATACCCGCCCGTTTAAAGAAAATTTGACCCCAAGAGGTCAAATTTCATAATAAATTCATAAATTATTTACATTTAAAACGGCAAATCATCACTATAAGGAACATCTGGGCTGTTATCTGCGGTTGAATTACTTGAATAATCTACGCTCGGCAAAACATCTTTGAGAACCGCTGTCAAGAACTCGCAGACAAGCTCAGAAGCCTCTTTCTGCACTCCGTCTTTTGTTGTATATGTACTCTTAGAAATCCTGCCTATGCAAAAGACATAATCACCTTTTTTCAGCGTTGAAGCCGCCTTGCCTATATCATTCCAGCAAGTACAGTTCACCCATATAGCTTGATTCTGACCGTCAATATTTCTCTCACCTACGCAAACACTGAACTTTGAAAGCACCGAGTTTTTCTCTCCGACACGCTTAGTTTCTGCGTCCTTGCCAACTCTTCCGCAAATCATAATAGAACCGTCACCACATTTAGTCTGCATTTATATTCCCTCCAGAATATCCGCTGTAATTGATTCAGCCTTTTTAACTCTCTGTGCATTTGAAATATCACTTATTTCTTCTGTCGTCTGAAAACCCATCATAGCCGACGGACAATAAACTCTTGCAAAAAAAGCCGCCGCACGATATGCAAGCATAAGCTCAGGCATAGTCTGCCATTTTGAAGTTTCATTGCCGTTTCTGTCCTTCTTGGAATACCAACCCTCTTTTTTCGCCATAGCAATATCAACGAGAGGCCCTTTGATAAGCTCATCACTCTCAATATACTTTGCTTCAAGATAACAGCCCCAATTATCCTGACCTCTTTCGCCAACATAGATGGTCCTTATATCCTTATATCTGCCATCGTTTTCTATTAAAGCTCTGCAAGCTTGTCCACTCCAAGACGGCTTTCCTCGAACTATGTAAAGATTCTGCATAACCGTCAAAGGCGAAAGTCCCATACGGTTTGCAATATCAATCGCAATCATACAGTTTGATATACTTCCCTTGTAATTTTCAGGAATGACGTCTGAATTTACAAGAGCCTTTGCAAAACGCTGCGCCCGCTCAAAATCTGCAACATTACCAAAAACATTCAATGCATTTGCAGAAGATTCAAGCTGTACTTCCGGCTTACTAAGCTCTTTTACTTCCTCGGCCGTAGCCATTATCATTTCATCACTCATCATAAACTTCCTTTCTCACCCACTGCGGCAATTCTAAACTATGCACTTCTGGAACTTCATCATATCCATACCAAATGCCAGATTTACAACATTTTTTATACTCGTTAAGGTCTGCCTCGGCTTCAATTTCGCCGAGCCTGAGAAATTCCTCACTCGCAAAATATACACATATAGCATAAGGCGACTCTTTCTCAACTGCTATGAAAATGAAGTTATCTATATCCTTACCAAGAGCCTTCAATACCTTTAAATACCAATATGCCTGCACATGATACCTATATTTATATGCAGACTTTATGAAATCCTCAGGCTTTGCAGACTGCGTTGTCTTCAAATCAATGCAATACTTGCCCTTAATATAATCCGGACGGCATTTCAGCATTGTTTCGCCGTCATCATAAAAATATGACTGCTCCGCCTGACCGCCTGTAAGAAGCTTAGAAGCTATTGGATGTTTATGTATTACCTCAGCCATAAGCTGGATTCTTTCCAAATGCTCTGATGTTATAACTTCTTTGCCAACAGACTTTTCAAGAAAATCAGCATAAATTGCTTTGCCTTCTTTGGTACGCCTATCGCAAAGCGGTGCAGTAGTAAATTCAGAACTGAACTCATTGTTTTCAAGCACAAACTTATGCAATGCCGAACCGAAAAGCAGAGCTTCTGTCTGTACTTTTTGAGAATTCTTCGCTGTTATATAATGCAAAGGAGATTTATGCACTAAATCTAAATCAGATTTAGAAACGCCCTCTGCATCGTGATATTCCTTATTTGTCATTGTTGCCCTCCTTAGCTTTCTCTGTGTTCTCAATAAATCTGATAAGTCCACATATCTCGTGATAATCTATTTCTTCAATCACGCCATCTTTCACAATCAAGTAATTCATAGCCATAGCCTTTATATCATCAAGTGAATAGTAAGTTTTCATCTTTCTACCTCCGTTTTCGTTACTCTATCGAATTTTTCATGAGATATATTCTCGCTGATTGTATCTCTGATGTTGTAAG